GTAAGGTGATTTTAAAGTAAATCAATATTAGAATTTTTTGCTCTTTCCTCTTCAAAAAGTTGGTAATACTTGTCTCTTGCTTCCACAGCTTCTTTCGGGGCATTTTCTACAAGATGACAGCCTTCCTCATAAGGTCTGAAAATTTTTTCTAACTCTCGCATTTCATCTGTAATAGGAAATCTCATTTTAATCACTCCTTTAATGCTTTTAACACTTGATATTCTGTATATACTTCATCATAATTGTGTTTGTAGTAGCTATCCTTAGCGTATTTGCTTATTTCACTTACATTATACTCGTTAATGCCACATTTGTCAAGCAGCTTTTTTCTGTTAATATTCAGATGACGTATATAATTATCATAATTATCCCGAGTGATAGGTCCGTGATGCTTGATGTATTCCTGAGCATCTTTCCAATGGAAAAGCTCGTGAACAACGGTGCTGAGTTCATTATCGGGGCAAGCACCGTCTTTTTGCAGGGCAGAGAGCATATTTTTATATCCGAATTTCTCATCAATGCACAGTACATTGGTTATGGGGTTATAAGATGCAATAGCATTTTTTGCCATTTCCTCATGTGTAATGACATATATCTGTGGTAAATTATCCGTAGATTTTATACCCATTTTCTTCATTGATTTTGAAATGCCGGTATCAATTCCGTGTAAAGCTTTGGCGTTTATCTGACTGCTTTGAGACAAATAAATGCTGTTTACAGAAGTGCTGATATGGTTTAGGGTGATATCGGTGCCGCCTCTTTTTGTGCTCGCTTGTCCGTCATAGCTCAGCGGCTTGAATTTCTGAGAATGCTCGAAATCAAGTTTCGCCTTCCTC